ATCACCATAAGTAGAACCATCTCTATACCCCGTAAGTGTAGACACTCTATTTAAAAGGAATCTTCCATTACCTAACTCTGTAGTACTATCTCCTTCATCTCCGTACTTAGAATTTATAGGTATATATCCAAGGGGTTCGTTATCTCCATAATGCTCCTCGTCCTTGTCTTTATTTCTGTACTCCAAGTCTGTTGGAGCAGTATTAGCTTCTTGAGCTCTCCTGTGGGCCTCACCTTCAAAGAAAACCATAAACCTACTTCCAGCTCTTTCTGCTCCATCTGGATACATATAAAGCAGGTTGTTGTTAATTATTCTTGTTGCAGTAAATGTTCCAGGGTCAATAAATGAAAGAGGATTCTGAGAATTCCTAATACCTTGAGACCTTTGACCGCCACCTTCATCAAATGATTCAACTGGCTTATCTCCTCCTGTTTGATCTTCTCTTTTAGACTCCTCCTCCTCTATATCTTCATATACAAGCCTTTCTCCCTCAAGTTGGTAATTACTTAAAAGTTGAGGTTGATACAACTCTCTCCATATAGTAGCGAAATCAAGTATCTCTACTCCAACACCAGAAAGAGCCTCCTTAGAAGTTCCAACTGTTTGGCCACCGACTGTAATTGAACCTGCGGTATTAATATCATTAATCCCGTTACCGCTACCACCCTGTGCTGCCTCATCTATACTCGCTGGAGTTGACATAACGACCTTCCATGTAAGTGGGTTAACTCCAGAGGCTGCTGAATTAGCTACTCCTTGTAGTCCAGAAGTTAAATCAAATATATTAGTAAATATACTAACCCCTCCCTGGGCTTCAATACTTAGCTTAAACCCTTCTTCTCCATTTGCTTTTGCAAGCCCATCTGCATCACTAGTAAAGTATCTGCTAAAAAATGTTGCAAACCTTTGAAGTAATAAAAAATCTACATCTGATAAATTTTTAATAATATTTTCAGTGACATTTTGCATATCACGATCAGCTAATTCCTCGATAGATTGAATGTCGTCCCTTGGGCCTCCAGCATTTTTATAAAAATCTCCTGGCAAATTAGGGTCATCACTCCTCGTGAAAAAAGCTGCAATTCCTGATCTAACAATAATATTGCTTGCTATATTTTGATAATAAGATTTATATGGATTGCTCTCAGCCATTTCCATATTATTTATTCTCTGCTTTAAAACAGAATCATCCTGTCCTGCCTGAGGATTATTGGCAAGTAAGTCTTTAGAAATACCATCAGTAATAGCAGCAATAAACCTTCTCACAAAAGCCATCTCATGTTCTTCAACTCCAATATCCTGCCCTACGACATCAGATACAGCTGGAACCTCTTCTCCATCATCATTAATTGCAAGTGGAAATGCTTCTCCAATTATCTCACCCCCAGAATCGCCTTTACTTGCTAAATCTTCCCTAAGAGCCCTTCTTTGGGGATTACCTAAATAACCCTCAAGCCCTGCATCAATTATACTACCCATTACAAATGCAGCATCTTTAGCAAGTTGAGAGAATATCTCTCCAATTGTTATTTTTTCAAGCTTTCTTTCAGAGGTAGCAAAAACCCTTCTCCTGATCTCATCATCTATATTTGATATGTTTTCGCTTATTACCTTTGTTGCTTGAGCTACCGCTGTATCTATTCTCTGCCTTTCTGCAGCAGAACCAGCTTGTGAGTAATTACTTAAAAAAGTTTCCCAACTCTTACTAACTCCTTGCCCAAATTGCTCAAAACCTCTTACATATGTAGGAGTGCTTTCTGCATCAACTAAGGGATTTACAGAATACTTTAAAGACAAAAGTAAGTAGGCATTTAAAGCTGGTAGATTTCTTGGATTACCTATGTACTGCTCTATTTTTTGAGCTGAACCAAGATTTTCAGAATCTGGTATATTTGAATAATCTGGTATTTTTATAGGAACAAAATTAACTACTGACTGATTGTTTGCCACACCCTTTATATCTTCACCTCTTGGTAAAATTTCTGTAACAGAATAGGCTCTCGCTAAATTTGACTTTATGGAACCCATCTGCTTTAATAGTTCATCAAACTCTTTTGAAGTATCTTCGGTTTTAATCTCAATTTGCTTACCTACCTTAACTAAGTCAAACACACTTGTTATACCTCTTAATTTTTCCCTCTGCTCTCTTTGCTCTTCATCTGATGCTCCATCTACTGAAGATACTAAGTTATCTTTTCTAAGTCTTTTAGCTGCAAGTAGATATAAAAAAGGCATATCAGCAAAGAATCCCCACTGATTTGGAACAAATTCACATTTAATATCGTATGAACCATCACTTGAATTAAATGATGTTGACGTTCTCTTTAGGTTAAGAATCCATGTAGCTGGCTTTCCTAGGTAACCTTTAAAAGAAAACAAAAACTTTGGAGGTGGCCAGTTAAAAAGCACGCTATAATCAATACTTTGATTATCTTCTGGGTCTCCAGCTCTTTCTTGAGTACCGAACACTGTAGCTCCGTATAAATCTTTAAAAGTTACTGTAACAAGAGGTTGAAGGGATGTATTAACCTCGATGTCAATACTTGTAATACCAAATCCTGTACTATTTCTGAAAAACTCAGCACTAAACATCTTCCTACCTAAAAAGTCATAAGTAGTTCCATTAACGCAAGCCTCAAGCTTTACATCAATGAAAAGGTCTTTCATATTAAATTGTGGAATCGGTTCTTGCGCCATTATCCTATATCTTTTCTTGAGCTGATCTTTAAACTAACCTCATTCAAAACATCTTGAAGGGGCCATGGCACTCTTATTACTTCATTATCTGGAATGTCGAACTCAAGGAAATATTGAGGGTTTGCCCAAAGAATAAGTCTAAAAAAAGTTTCGTCTTCATAAATATTACCAGCAATAGTATCAAGCCTATTTTTCTGTTTATTATATGTAACGCTCTTATCAGTAGGTCTTCTGTCAATTTCTACTGGGGGCATGTTTTTGAGCTTGTCGTTTGTTTTTAACAAACTATAAAAGTTGTAAGCCATAACTGCTGTATTTATCTATAAATAATACACAATAAAAAAACAAAAACAAATAGTAAAGTTATCTTAATTTCTATTCCTAATAGGGCTATACATACCTCCATCATCAGTAGCTAGAGGAGGAGCTGAATTAAGCGAGCCATATGGACCAACCATATTAAAGTTAACAGTTACAAGAGCCCACATAGGCTGAACCCTACCACCCTCAAGTGTCCAAGGGGCTTCTGCATAGTCAAAGCTTACGCTATTTACAATAATATCATGGTTCCACCAATCCCCAAGTCTTATATGACATACTGGTGGCTTAGTAAATGCAAATCCAGTACCAGTTGTCCCAGAGGCTCCACCTCCAGCAGCCGCTGGTCTTGTTAATTTTGAAAGGAATTCTATCTTTCTAACAAAGTCAACCTTATCCCCAGAAAAATAAGAAGGTTGGAACATAAGCCCTTGCTTCATTGTATCTATCCTTATAATTGTATCCTCTGGCTTACATACAGTTTCGCTGTTTTCAAACTCTTTCTTAACGACATTAACATTATATATATTGGAAGCTATATTACTCGCTTCTGAATAATTAGTAGCATAATTGAATTCGCTGTCAAGGCCAACTATTGATTGGTCTGTGTTTTGAATTTGATTCTCTAAATTTTGACTTCTTTCAGATAAAGCGCTTTGGTCTTTTGCTAATAAATCCTCCTCACTTAACTCAACCGAATTCTGCCTTTGTTTTTGTTGATTTATTTGCTGAGAGGCTGTTGGCCCAGTAAGGTCATTAAAATTATCAAGAGGTGTTTTTAGTATTCCATCAATAAGGTTTGAAGCTGCATTTCCATTGTTAACATCAATCTCTTTCTGAGCTTCTTGAGCGATTGTATCTTGCCTAGTTTTGGTTTCGTCAATTTTCTGATTAACATCTCTCAAGTCCTTTATTCTATTAGCCTTTTCTCTATCAAGCTCTTGCTGTCTTAATTTTCTACTATCATTCTGAGCCTTATCCCTATCAGTAAAATGCTTAGTAAATTGAGACGTCACCTTTTCCATACTCTCTTCACCCCAATTTCTTCCAACATCCACAGTTTGTGCATAATCAGTCAATACATAAAATGATATAGTAGCATCCCTACTTGCATTGTTGTACGTATAAACAACCTCTGGCCTTCCAAGAAAGTTTGTAGAGTTCCAGTTAGCATTTTCAGAATTTTGAATGCTGTCTATATAAGGAGGGAAGAAAAACTGCTCATTACTGGCGTAATTCTTTATAGAAAACAATAATTTTCCAGCTCCTTGAGGTGCATAAGGATTGTTTATCGTAAACCTTTGTCTTGAGATTTTCGGAGAACCATCTCTATTCTTACCTATTACGTAAGCTCTATTATTTTGTGGGTCAAAGTTATTTTTTATAGAAGTTGGGTCACCAGTTTCTTTTATCGTGTTTATTACATGCTTAACACCTCTTCTTCCAGCAAGGAAGTCTTCATCCTCAAATGGATTACCGAGAACTGTCTTAGCCATTTTTGACTCTGCAGAACCTTCAACCCCAGTATCTGGTCTTAATATATCAGAGTCAAACTCACCTCCAGCATAATATGTACCACCATTGTTTGTAACTATACTTGCAGGAGTTGTAACAGTCCCTGCTTGTATTGGAGCACGGAAAGAACCTATAGTTGTAGATATAAGTTTCTGAAAACCTACTTGATCTACACCTTGTAATTCATTTAGAGACTCTGGGTTACCCGCTTGAAGTCCGTTTAAATTAAACGTGTTTCTTTCTTGATTGTAATTCCTGATGTTCTGAGTAATACTACCCTCCCAGAAAGGGACGTAAGTTTCTCTTTTAAAGGAATTATCAAGAAACTGACCACCATTCGGATTTTTACTATTAGTTGTATATAACGCATCATTTATAGACCTATCTCTTCTTTTTGTAGGGAAGTCTATATCCTGAGACACACCATAAAGCCTTTGAAGGTCTTTAGCTTGGTTTACAATAAAATCATCAGTAGCAAATAAAGCTTTTGATATTGGCGTGCTGTATGGTTCTAGTAATGAGTAATCGACAAGATCAGTATTTAACCTACCCTGAACAATATCTCCAAGCCTCCAATTCTCGCTGGTAGATGTATACTCATTCTCCCCATATTGCCACTCATTGTCAGAAACATTATTATTCCTAAATACCTCTGAATCATTTAATAAGTTTGTATCAAATGGTTTGTTTTTAGACAAAAGAAGCTGCCTTACCAATATACCTTGAGTAAACACTCTTGAAACGCCTAAAAATGCATTTGTTCCAGCTCCTTGAGCGTTTACACCAATAAGACCAAACCCTGCGTTAGCAGCTATCGCATCCTGCCTAACTTGAGAAGAGTCAGAAAGCAAATCGCTATCACTAGGAACGTTAGCCGAAAGATTATCCTCTCTTACTCCAGAAGAATCAGATGCAAGGTCTGAGTTATTAGGTACATTAGCAGAAAGATCATCACTCCTATATTGATCGGAATCAGATGCAAGGTCTGAGTTATTAGGTACATTAGCAGAAAGATCATCATCCCTGAATTGTTCAGAGTCTACCTGCAAGTCTGAATTACTAGGTACGTTAGCAGAAAGGTCATCATCTCTAAACTGAACTGAATCATCCTCAATATCACTATTTATCGCAACGTTATTAGAAAGATTGTTAAATAGGTATGGAGTAGAATCAACTATAAGATCAGTATTGATTGGTGAATTGAATGACAAATCACCAACTCTAAATGGAACTGAGTCGGTTTCTAAATCCGTATTAATAGGCGAGTTCTTAGAAAGGTCATCAACTCTAAATGGAACTGAATCAACTTCCAGGTCTGTATTTATTGGTGAATTAAATGATAAGTCATCATCCCTAAACGGAACTGAGTCAACTTCTAGGTCTGTGTTAATATCTAAATTCTTTGAAAGATCGTCTGCCCTAAATGGAGCTGAGTCGGTTTCTAAATCAGTATTAATATCTACATTTAAAGACTGGTCATCAACTCTAAATGGAGCTGAATCAACCTCAAGGTCCGTGCTAATAGGGTTGTTTAGCGAAAGATCGTCTGCTCTATAGTTAGTAGAATCACTTTCAATATTACTCTCAATTGGTGTGTTTTTAGATAAATCATCTGATCTAAATACTTCTGAATCGGTCTCAAGATTACTCTCATTCGATTTATTTAGAGATAGATCATCATTTCTATATTGAATTGAATCGGTCTCAATATCAGAGTTATTTGACTTGTTTTTTGAAACATCGTCAGTTCTATATTGAACGGAGTCGTTCTCAAGGTCTGTATTCTTTGGAGTGTTATTAGAAAGGTTCTCATCTCTAAAAATAACACCATCCCTTTCAAGGTCTGTATTTTTTGGAGTGTTTTTAGAAAGGTCATCAACCCTTGCTTGTTCTCCAGTTTCTTCTAAACCAGGAGAGCTTGATTCTGCATTCTTAGAAATTTGAGAATTCCTCTGAGAAGCTGAATCTGATTCCAAGTCTGTACTTTTAGCACTTTTCCTCGATAGGTTATCTCTCCTATATTGCTCACCTTCTTTTTCAAGGTCTACCTCTCTTTTTGGGTTTTTAGATAAATCATTCTTTCTAAATTGATTTCTCAACTTTTCAGAATCCCTAAGAAGGTCTTGTTCTTTAGGGGTGTTTTTAGAAATATCGTCAGTTCTAAACGTTTCTGAATTAGAAAGTAGATCACCATCATTAACGCCAGTAGATTTCTTAGAAAGATTATCCTGTCTTTTTGCATCCGCTGTATCATCAATGCTCTGAGGCTTTGTTGATTTCTTGTGTAAATTATTCCTTCTATAATCAATAGAGTCTTTTTCCAGATCAGTATCCTTAGATACGTTCTTATGAAAATCTCTTTTCCTAAATTGATTTCTAAGCTCTTCGGAATCTCTTAATAAATCTTGATCTTTTGAATTATTTTTAGACTGAGCATTCTCTCTATACTGATCGCTCTGCTTATCAATATTAGTATTAGAAGAAGGATTATTTCTATTCTTTGCTAAATTAGAATTTCTTGTTAACTGAGAATCAGCCTCAAGATTACTATTTTTTGGAGAGTTCTTAGACAATAACTGCTTTCTCATTGACTCAGAACCTCTAAGCAATTTCACTCTATCTTCTTGAATCTGCTTTCTAGCAAGCATAGACTTTCTGAAATCAGCAGAAATTTTTTCAAGATCAGTCTCTTCAGTAACAAGTTTAGATATTAATCTATCTCTTATGAGTTTAGAATCTTCTTCAATATCATTGTTAATCGTCACATTTTTTGACAATAGCCCCTCTCTTGTTCTTGGGTAAAGAACATCATACACACTCTCAGGTCTAACAACATTTTTAGCAAAAAGCCTCTTTCTAGCATCAGCAGAGAATTCTTCATAAAACTCCTTTAGCTTTTGCTCTCTCCTTGCTGACTCGTCATTAGGGTCAAATAATGGGAAACCGTCTTCCATGATTAACGTTTCTTATAAATAAGAAGATAAAAAATTTTGGCAGTCAAATTAAAGGAATTATGACACAATCTCTGTATCATCAACAATAATATTTTGCAGGTCCCTACCATTAAGCTTAAGATTAATCTCAATTTTCTTGGCTCCACCACCTCCACCAGAGCCACCTTTTTTACCTGCGTTAGTAATTTCAGCAAGAGCTTTTGCAATGTCATTAATAGCATCTGCCATTCCACCTCCAAACGAACCAACAGCCATACCCATAGAAAGGTCTTTAAGAGCTTCGAGCCTCTCAAAATCAAGACTATTTGCAGCTTTTTGAAGCTTATCAAGACCGCTGGCAAACCTATCGAGGCCATCAGCTCCTTCAACAAGGGCTGTAGAAAGAGGTGTCATAACCATTGCGAGACCACCAAGAGTACCCATCATCATCATCATTCCAAGAAGTGTGACAGGATTAGCAAACATCAACCCAGCAACAGAGAATGCGAGCAATCCAGGAACAACTGAAAGAAGAGCATCACCCATTTGAGCAAACACTCCCCAGTCTACATTAGTAATCTTTTCTGAAATATCTACAATAGACATTAATGCCATAGAGCCAAGCATAAGCCCAGGAACTGCTGCAAGTAAAGCTATGGAGCCAAGCATCAATCCAGGAGCTGCTGAAAGTAAGTTCCACCCAAGATCACTTAACCACCCAAATTCCATACCCTGCATTTGCTGTGCAGCTTTTGCGAAAACAAGCATAGAAGCTCCAAAAGCCATTAGAGCTATACCCACCGCAACAAGACCTAATGCACCTACTATCAAGAAAGCTCCAAGAGGTGTAGATAATAAAGCTCCAAGAGCTATAAGTGTCACAACCGTTCCTAACATCATAAGAGCAGCCTGCCCAACAGCTCCCCAATCTACGTCAGTAAATAAAGTTAATGCAAATGCGAACGGAATTAACGAAGCCCCTACAAGCACCATAGCAAGTGCGCCTTTTATAAGACCTTTAGCATTACCCATAGCCGCAATACCTCTTGCAAGAGACTGGAATCCGAAACTTACAAGTTTACCCATTGCACCCACAGCGCCCATCAATAAAACTGTTGGCATACCTGGAAGCATAAGTGTTAACGCTGGACCAGCCAACGCAGTATTAGCAATACCTTTCATAACACCTTTTCCGCCCATTGCTTTAAGTCCTTCCGCAAGGCTTTTTAAACCTCCTCCAGAACCCTTGCCTTTTGACATCTTACCACCTTTATCAGAAGTTTTCTTAAAGCTATCAGCCATTTTATCCTGACCGCCTCCTCCGAGTTTTTCTTTAGCCTTTCCGAATATACCTTTAGCTCCACTTGCCATTGCCTTAAAACCTTCAAGAGCCATACCAAGCTTTGGAGCAACCATTACAAACCCTACAAGCGCAGCTACAAGACCTTTAACAACTGGGCCCATTTCATTTACTGTTTGAACTATGCTTGTTAACACTTCAATAAGAGGTTCAAATACAACGAATAAATTCATAATAGCATCCTTAAACGCTGTTATACTTTCCTGGAATGACTGATTCTGCTCTGCCTGCTCTTTTAAGCTTTCTTGCTTAGCTAACTTATCTTTTATAAGCATAGTAGCTTGATCTGATGTTATGTCATCAAGATTATCTATACCAGCCTCATCAAGAAGACTGCCTTCCATAATATTCCCTTGAACGTCAACACTATCAGAAATCATGTTTTGCATGGTAGACTGATCAAGTGGCTTCCCATCTGGACCCATAACTTCTCCAAATTCAAGATCAGGCATAAAACTAGCCTTTTTAGCATCCTCTGCATTTTTCTGAATCATCTTAGTCAATGAATCCATAGACTGACCAGTTGCTTCAGATACCATTTGAAGCCTATCTGCATCAATTGGGTCAATCTCAAATACTCCGTCCTGATTAAAAGAACCAATATCATCACCCATCTGAGTAAGTATCTTCTGGAGCTCCTCTGGGCCTTTACGAGCAGCAGCAAGAAGGTCCATTGGGTTTATTTCTGCAAATGAACCACCAGCAAGCTGAAGTTCAGCTGCCATATCCATAGCCCCCTCTATTGTTCTTGCTCTTTTTGCAACATCAAACACTTCATCAACGTTCATACGAAGTCTCTCAGCTGTAGCAACCATTCTTGTCAAAGACTCCTCACCTCCAGTGAATCCCATTTGACGCATTTTATCAATATTTCTAGCCACACCCTGCAATACCTTCTTGGTATTTACACCAAATAGCTTAGCCATCTTATTTGAGCCCTCCATGTATGTCTCAACATCTTCAGCTGAATGTCCTGCACGCATCATCTCACCAGCAATCGTACTTATTTCTTGAGATGATATTCCAGTAGCCTTTTGTATAGCAACAAAGTGCTCTACAGCTCCTGCAAGATATTGATTATTTATAGTAGCAAGCTCCTCTCCAAGATTTCCCATTAACTCAACTGTCTCGCCAACACTCATACTAAACTTCGCAGCCTCAGATGTAAGCCCAGCCATTTGAACCGATGCCTCTGCAGACTTAGCATTTACAAAGCCAAAATCCCTACCAGCGTCAGATATTGCCTGATCATACTCCATCATTCTTGGTAAAATTCCAGCTGCAAAGTTTTTTGCACCTTTACTAAAGGCATCATTTAAGCTAAACACCTGCTTAGTTGCTTTCGAAGCTTCTTTAGAAACTTCGCTAAACTCAGCAGTTAACTCTTCCGCCTGCCTTACAGCATCTCTTTCTACATCAGCAAAAGATTCACTATGATATACTATGTCTTTTAATAAGCCTGACTGCTCATCAACTAATCCGTTAATTCCTTTTTGCTGAATCTCTAACAAAGCTTGCATTCTTTCTTGGTCATTTAACCCTGAAAGAAAATCTTCGTTATTTGCAAGTATACTTTGATAATACTCTTTATTATCTTCAAAAAAGTCTCTTTGATTTTCTACAAACTCACCATTAGCTTTGTCAAAATCCTCAAAGCTTTTCTTATATTCTTTAAACTTGTCGTAATCTTCGTTCTTGATCTTAGAAAGCTCTTCTTGCAAACCTATAACATCTTCAGCGCTTTTTATCTGCTTATCAAACCCGATTGAGTCTGCTACTTTCTGAAAATCTCCAGCAAGCTTTGAGCTCATAGTGTTGCTCATACCTCTTAACTCCTTCTCAATGCTTGAGAATTTGCTACTTATTGTATCTCCAATGTTTTGATATGATGTTTGAATTTCTTGAGATAGTTTAGATACCTCTTCTTTTTGCCTAACTATTTCATCAGTGGTCTTGGGAATTTCTTTAAAAAATGCTGCCCCAGATATTCCGAATAACTGCGTTGCCATATCGCCAAAGCCTTCATTGATCGAATCTATGTTTTGCTTTGCCTTTTTGGTCTTATTAATAAAATCCTCAACTGCTTTTAAGGATTCTTTATTTATGTCACCGCTATTCTTCTTAGCCATTGATTACTTTTCATATAAATAGTATGAAACAAAAAAAGTCGGAGACATAAGCCTCCGACTCTAATATGAAAAATAATCTTTCTAAATTAAATGGTTATTATTTGTTTTGAATGAACTCAAGAGCTTGCTTATTATCCATAAGCGCTACCTTGTTATTCAAATAACTAAGCGCCTTTCTACTTTGAGGAAGATCAGACTGACTCATAATAGCGTCAACGTGACCAGTCTTCTTCATTAAGTCAACTGCTTGAGAGTTGCTCATCATAGCCATTTTGTTATCTCTATACTTAAGAACATCATTAATTCTATCAAGACTACCGTTTTCAGAACTTTTAGTCCAGAAATGACCACCATTCGAAATCTCTCTAATACTTTTAAATGAATGCTTAATAAAGTTTACTATACCAGCATTTCTACCATTAAGAGCACTGCCCACAAAAATGTAAAGAATTGTCTGTAATATGTAGAAAGATAAAATTCCAAGAGAAATAAACATAACCAAGCTAACACTTGTAGTGTTTCTAAGTTCTTGTGTATAACCGCCATGAATCATATCAGAAACCCATAACTTAAATTCGTACACACTTGGTAAATCGAAGAATAATATAGCTACAAGTGAAATTGCTACTCTAAAAATTCCTATTAATTGCTTATCCATAATATTTTTATTTAATCGGTTCTATCTTATTATACGCATAAAGATAAGAAATGTTACAAATTTTCCGATATAATATTATTTATAAGCTCTCTAAACTCTTTCATTTTGATTTTTTTAACCTTTTTAGGCTTTTCTGACTCTTCTCCTCCTTCAGATTCAGAACCAACACCCAAAGCCGACTTAAGCCTATCTTTAACAAGCTTTTGCCTCTCTTGATCTACTTTGTTGTTATCTCCTTGTTCATACATTCTATTAACAAAGAACCTAACGAAATCATCAAGCCTATCTAATGAAGACTTAACATCTTCTGGAGCATATTTATTATCTGACTCACCTATTGCAGAGGCAAGGTATGGATTTCCTTTTCCTGCACCATCTACTACATTGTTTCTTAAAGCATCTCCAACAATACTAATATCCTTCTGAAATACTCCACTCTCTATGTTAGACACAACTTCATTAAACTTCTTCATATAAGAAGAGTCTGGTACATAAAAATAAGCCTTCCCTTTTGCTGCTACAGGTAATGGCAGCATTTTTCCAGCAGGACCTCTTTTTTGTTGCTTAACATTTAATCCTGGCAACTTAGCGAGATCATACTCTTGCTGAGTCCTTGCAAAATCAATATCTTGAGGTTTAGGTTCAGATATAGGCCCACTTGTTCCAGCTATAGAAACAGTTGCAGACTCAATACCTTCTGAAACATCAATCTTAAAAGCATTTATAGTCTCCAAGGAAGGTGATTGGAAATTTATTGTTGTATTTTTATGAAAAGACACTTTATCAGTACCTCTAATGTCAGACCAATCATAAGAAACTTTATAACTATTTCCAGTTTTTCCGTTAACAACATTATACACAAAAGTTCTATTTGTACCACCAAGCCTTTTAATGCATGTTATGGTATGCTTAGCCCCTCCCTTCAAATTTATTGTTATAACCTGACCTGGTTTTATAGCAAGTATATTAAAAGAATAATCAATAGCACCCGCATCCAAATTCTTAATACCAAGAATTCCTCCATTTGTATTTTTTATTATACCATCAAAGAAGTAGTAAGGACTTACTTTCCAGGCGTCATATTCAGGAGAAAAAATTGGCTTAGCATCAGTATCTCCAAATTGACCACCTCTGAATGTGCTTTGTGAACCAAAAAACTTACCCTTAAAAGTTCCGTCAAACCATTCTCCTACAAATGATGTGAGCTCTACCTGTCCAGTTAACTTTAAAGTAACTTGACCTTTAAACTTAGACTCAGTAAGCCATTTTAGTGGGCTATTCTTAAAATCGTAATCAAGAAAAAACTCCTCACCAACTCCACGAACTTTTGTGATCACGCTTTTCCCCATTCTATACTCATCACCAACTCTAACTACATCACCCTCTCCGCTAGAGTTTTCTACAGCACCCTTTGTAGATTTCTTTCCAAATCCAAAAATCTCATTAAATACAGAGTCTGTGTTTTCCTTAAGATTGTGAAGTTTATTATACTGGTTTTCCATGGTAAAGATGGTTTTCTAATAAATAGGTTAATTTTTGAATAAATTACCTTTTTCCACCTTTTCCTTTTGACTTAGCCTGCCTTACAGCTTTCTCTTCTGCTTCTTTCTTTTTGCTAAGTTCCTCGCTAATTCTATTTATGAACCACCTCCTTTCTGTAACAGGCATTTTCTTAGCATCCTCAATACCTATGTTCTCTCCATAATAAGTTATAAGAAACAGCTCTTCTTGGACATTTTCTCTAAACGATGAAGGAAAAGCAAGGAAACTGTGTGCACCACCAAAATTATACATATTATTCCTACCACAACTTGAGCATGTATAATTAACAGTTGCATCAACTCCTGGTATAGCTTTTTTTAAAAACTTCTTAACCCTTCTTATTTGTTCAAGATTAAGCTTTCTAAGCACGCTCTCTATGATCAACCTATCTTCGCAACCATTGATTGATTTGGTCATGTATATTATCTTTTCAATACTACCTACTTTAGCTCTCTTCATTCCGAGTTCTTCAAAATAAGTAAGCGGCTTAAACATAAATATAAGCTCAGTACCATCTAATAGCATTGGTATTAAACCATCCTCTGGCATGGCAACTAAATCTTTCATTTGAAATTGTGATAATCTAACAGGGATTTCCTCTTGGAATCCGCAGTGATTGCAATCAAGATCAACATCCATTTTATCACCATAGGCAAATGATCTTAAGAATAATCCTATAGCCTCAACATCTCCAGTCAACAAATCTTCTGGCTCAACATTTTGTTCTACAAGAATATTTCTTAAAACAAATTCCATAGCTTTACCAGACTCGACCAGGAACTCGCTGGTAAGTAGGTTTTCCTCTATATAGGTCAATTGATTTAAAAGTAAGTAGTTCTCCTTGCTTGGATAAAAAAGGCCTCTTGAGGGTATAAATAACATCTCAAAAGGCCTCTCAACATGCCTGTCCTTCTTTTGTTGTTGAATTATTTCTGCAAGCCTCTTAACTTCATCAGTGTTTTCACTGAACTGCTCTTTAAGATTACTTACAGATTCAATCAACTGATTAGAACCTTTGCTTTCTTTAGCTACATCTCCTAAATCATCAATAGACCTAATTTCTTTATCTTCTTGATGATCTTCTTTCATATTACTCTACGTCTGGATAGAATAGTTTAGGTGTAATTGGAATATCCTTAATATCAAACTCTCCGCATGAAGGACACTCAAATTCATAAGATAAATCAAGACCTGGCTCAATTCTTCTTGTATACTCTCTAAAGAACATTGAATCCTTCATTGGCATTGCGCTAATAAATTTCTTAATATAAAGCTTATCTCTATTTCCGTTAACTTCCATAATCTGAAGAACGTACTTTTCTGTAACAAGTTTGTTTATCTTCATTCCAGCAGCTTTCTTTGCTTTGTTCTCAGCAAGTTTAGAAAGCCTCTTTTCATCACGACCATTCAATAACCTGAATTTAATCGTAAGCTTCATTACTGGAAGCTGGATTTCATACTCCCCATCTTCATCTGGCTCAACCTCAAGCTCCTTAGCTCCAAGTTTATCAAGATCAATTGTTGGTTCATGAACCTGCCCACAAGATGGACAAGTAACTTCGCCTGGAACATAATCGTTTCCAAGTCCTGTTTTTCTTATTTGAACTAACAAGAAATTTCTATCACCAGAAAGCATTGCCTCTGGTCTAAGATCAGGGTCTTTTACTGCTTTATCAAGAAGAACATCAAGAACTCTACCACTCTTAATAAGTTCTGGTGAGTATAAAATGTCATCTTCTTCCGCTGTAAGGTACTTGATTGTTACAGAGCTTTTCTTATTAGGGTAGAATACCCCTTTTGATGGGAGTTCTATTTCTTCTGTAGGAACTTCAAACTCAACGTCTACGAAATGTTCTGGAATATTATGCTGCTTTGCAATGTCAGAAGCACTATTTTCCTGCTTGCTTTGCTCTGGAGTTTTATTTTGGGGTGCAGAACCTTCTTCTGGAATGTTTGCACCTTGCTGTTCTGGTTTTGGTGCGTTAGGTTTTTTATCCTGCTCTTCACCTCCACCTAAATTTATTTGGTCATTAGCCATAATTTACAAGTTTTTATTTCTCATAAATAATAAGCAATAAAAAAATTAAACTAAATAGAAAAAAGTTTTTTGTTTTCCTTAGGTTTGAGACTGTGTAACAGAAGTTGTTGTAGACTGAGACTGAGAATCCTGACTTTGTTGCATAGTTTGATATTGAGTTGCATTTATAAGAGACTGCTTAGCAAGCTCAAGTTCTTTTTTAGCCATTTCAAGCCTATCCTTTGTCTGCTTTTCCATAGCCGCTCTTGCGTCTTTTTCGTCTGAAGGTATATTTGTAACCCTTGTATCAGACTGTCTAAACCTAAGTTCATCTTCAAGTTCTTTGACCTGCTCTTCATTGGACTTGATCATCTCTTGAGCTACTTTTACTGGGTCTTCTTCACCAATCTCATTCATGACTTTATAAACCTCCTCCCTTATTATTTGCTTAATCTTATCCATCCTTCAGTAATTTTTTGAACCTCTTCTTTTCTTCTTTATAATTATTATTGAGATCATATTCCCAAACTCTCTCAAGTTTAAATCCATTCCCTTTTGCAAGAACATCTTTAAACTTATCGTTTTTCATATTTCTCTTCTGCATTTTATTTAAGTCCTTGTTCTCATATATAAGAGGGTTACCGTGGTAGTAATCCCCATCTACCTCAACAAGTATGTTAGCTGATGGTATGTAAAAATCATATATCTTATTCCCCAATACCTTTTGGGTCTCAAACTTTATTTTTAACTCTTTTAGCATTTTAGCAAATTTAACCTCTGGAGCCGTCATCTTACCAGACATTTTCTTAGCCTTAGCTTCAAGCTTCTTCTTCCTTTTCGCTTTAGCTGCTTCTGGATTTGCTTGTATTTTTGCCTTAGCCATGGCTCTTTTAACCATTTTGCTATAGGAACTACTCTTTTTCTTTGCCATTCAGTGCTTTATAATAAATATGAATTAAAAAGCCTATTTTTTAATGAAAACAGCATTTTTTGAAAAAAATAAATCTATATAATAATATAGGCATAGACCACTAAACCTAAGAACACAATGAATAAAAGCTGGAATAATCTTGATGATAATTCAAAAGAATTTGTCAAGGAATTATCTAAAGAAGGAATAAATATTGATAAACTTATTAATAAACTCCAAAAGGCAAAAAGAAAAGTAAACGGCAGTGAAAAACTCGCTGAAGCTCTTAATAAAAAATTTAGAAAATAATGGCAGATAAAGATTATACATTAATATTAAGTCACCTTGAAAAACTTGAGGGGAAAATAGATGGACTTGCATCTGAATTACAGCAAACAAATATTGAAATGACTAGAATTGCTGGAATGAAACATGCGCTTAATGATCTTAAGGCCTGGAAGGAGAATATGGATAGTATTGTAAATGCAGATGATCTTAGGGATATAAAAAAAACTATTAAAGACCTTAAAATTGCTGTCGAAACAATAGAGGACTTCGAAGATGAAGTTAAATCACTAAAAGCAAGTAAAGAAGAGGATAGAAAGGAAATATATAAGCTTAAGACGTTTAAGACAAAAGCTGTTACTATAGGTAGTGTTCTATTTTTCTTACTTACTGCAGCGCTTACTGTGGTTGGGTGGTTCCTTTCTTAGAAGCCTTTTTAGCTAACCCATCCACTTCCTTTATATATTTAGTGCTATTTCGCTTAACGTGAAAAAACTCTACAGCATGATCAATGCTTAATCTATTTAGACCATCTAAAAGACTCTCCCAAGCATCACGATTCTCAACTGGGTTTTTCTTACTATTAAGCCATCCGTTTCTAATCCACTTTTCATACCACTTATCCTTAAGGCAATTTATTACGTAAGCACTATCTGAGTATAGCGTAATAACCTCATCATCCCTAATTATAATTTTAGAATTTTCTATAGCCTCAAAAGCACGAGCTACTGCTGTGATCTCCATTTCCTGATTAGTAGAACCATCCTTAGTTCCGCTATCTGTCATTACGACCTGCATGTCTCTGCCATGAACTTCCTTAAGAACTACGTATGCCCAGCCTCCACGACCTAGTGCAATTCCATTTTTCCTGGAGTTCTCCTTACAAGCTCCGTCTGTAAATATATTCATTACGCAAACATACTTTCAAAATCCCAAACAACTACCTCTTTCTTATTACATTCATCTAGGGTATATTCTTCTATTCTACCTTCGTAAATTCTGTAATAGAAATATTTTCCGTCAGACTTCCTTTTGAATACATATAGATACCACCTACCACTGGCGTCATCAGCTTTTTTATCTATTGTGTCAACGTAATCATAGGGAAACTTTTCAATAGCTTTTTCGTCTCCTAAGTAATCTTCAAAACGAGAAGTAGCTTCATGAGCAAGTTCTTCATAACCTTCGTTCCTAACCTCATAAACTTCTTCTTTAATATTGGCTCCATCTTCTGAGCAAAACTTGGTTCCCTCTGGATAACTTCTTCCACACTTAGAACACACATATTTTGATCTATTTTCTGGGGTTAGTGCGTCTGTATCTATTTCGAAGGCATCTACAAAATCCTTTAAAAAATCATCTAATTGTATTGTTTCTCTACTCATCTTTATTGTTTTCTAAAATTGTTATATCTAATTCCCACTCTTTTTGACTTCTCCTGGACCACTCCTCAAAGCACTCATCCACATATAAAGCCGCTGCTTCCAAGCTCATACCATTCACTTTAGCAAGATGCTCAATTGCCTCCGCCTGCTTACCTCTTATGCCAGCAAGACCTATATGCTTTACTTGGTGGCAGCTTGGGCATAAAGCTATCATACCCTCAAGAGTTTGCGTGCAATTCTCATCATCATACTTCCATATTTCATGACACTCAACAGGGTGCTTAGGACCTTTTCCTTTGCATATTTCACATCTATAACCCGCCTTTTTATAGCACGCTCTTCTGATCACATCCCACTCATCTTGCGAAACATTTGATCTGACATTACTATACCAAGCTGAACTTGGAACTAATTCAATCGTTAATTTCATCTCTTATTTACTTTTACAAGCTCCTTGGCTGGACATTTCCTAAACCATTTTTTATAAAAAGGAAGCTCTAAATATTCTATCACCTCTTCGTAATTAACTAAGGCGTACACCCTCTTATCATGGTGAATTACAAATTCTATCATAATATTTTTTTAAATTCTTGTCGTTTTATATGTTACAACCTCATCTCTAACTACTGTAAACAACTTCTCGCATTCGTCACAATCAAACTCCTTATCATCACTTACGTAATGACAAAAGTTTTCTGGACTCTCAGCTTGTTCTACGCCACAATGAGGGCAAAATACTGAATAACTCTCAATTGACTGTGCTGGCTCTTTTGTTTGCATAATAATATTTTTTAAATTCTTGTATCTTTTTTCTTATCAATTCTAATAACCCTAGTTCCCTGCTTAAAGTTTATATAACCTTTCTGATTCTTAGAAAACTCTGCTACAAATATTCCATCTTTTTCTAATTTTGGAAATAGATCGTGACACATTGGCTCAAAGGCTCTTAAAGTAGTAGTACTAATACCATCTCCTACTCTCATAGTCAAATACTCCTTACCTGTCCTTCCAGTTAGCATCTTATAAGAATCAACAACAAATATGTAATAATCATCTTCATCAAAATTAACAATCATCTCTATTGGTTTTTCACGCTTCGACCTTTCGTTAATTTCACTCTTAAGCTCAGTTATATACTTAATCTTATCAAGATCAAAGTTACACACTTCTATAAACTCAACTCTCCTGGTTACAGGGCTTGTTGGTGGATATTTGGTTTCATCTTTAACGAGTGGGATATTAAAAGATTCATCATTCATATCAAACATTACCATTTGATTAGGTGACTCCTTTTTCTTTTTCTTAGTCTTGATGGCTAATAACTGCTCTCTTGAGTCTGCCCAGTCATCAAAAACACCAGCCTTAAGACATGCGTTAAATGCTGTTTTATTAAACTTCTTAAAAGGTAGTCGCATGAAAACGCTCATATTAACATTTTCCAAAGTTATTTTTGGCTCTCCTTCATTTGTTTCTATACCATCAACCAATTCAATCATTTCCTTGTAAGCAATTGGCCCAAGACCATTTATTCCAGAGAATCCCATGGAAATCTCCCTTTCTCCAGTCATTGTCCATTTCCATCCCGACTTTCTTGATGGTGGCTTAATTTCTATACCCTTAGACATAGCTGATGCAATAGCTGATGCAATCCATTGTTGCTGCTTTTCCTTACCTCCACTTGCCTTTGGGTGATTAAGAAGTGCTGTGTAAAACTCAGTAGGATAATAATGCTTTAAATATAAAGTCTGCATCGCCAGGTAAGAATATGACAGTGAGTGAGATTTGTTAAATGAATAACCAAGATATTGAATCACCCAATCCTTAATCTTATCAACCTCGTCCTTATCATAACCTTGCGCTGTCGCTCCTTCTAAGAACATATTCCAATACTTCTGGAACCCTTTCCAATTCTTATTATTCTTCTCTTTATCTGTAAGCTTTTCACCAGCTGAACTACGTGCAATTATCTTACTGGCCTTATCCATGTATCTACGAAGCATATCTCCTTTACCAAGACCCATTCCACCGATCTTATCAGCAATAAACATTAACTGCTCCTGAAATACAAGTACTCCATTGGTCTCTCCAAGTATAGGCTCAAGAGCTGGGTGTACAAGAGTTATATTCTCTGGGTTGAACTTATTGGTTATATACTCCTCATGAGCTCCAATGCCCATTGGCCCTGGTCTATAAAGTGCGTTACATGCAACAAGCTCCTCAAATTTCTCAACCCTTACACCTCTAATAAGGTTATTCATACCACTACTCTCAAACTGAAATATACCATGATTTAAACCAAGTCTAAGTTCAGAAAATAAATTAGGGTCCTTAAGATCAACGTAATCTATTGACTCAGTGACATCAATTCCCTTACTCTTTTTAATTATCTCAATTGATTCTTTAATTACGTTAAGGGTTTCAAGATTAAGTCTATCAAGCTTAAGTATTCCTAGTGCACTCAGGTCCTTTCCAGACTTATCCGCCTCCTGAAACGCTGTTACCAAATTCTGATTTGTAGGTATAACATTCGTTGGAACGTAATTCCAAGAAACATCTGGAGTAATTACTACACCAGCTGCGTGCTGACCTATACTTCTTATATTACCCTGGAGGGCTAGAGCTGTCTCTATGATCTCTTTATTTTTAGGGTCTCTAATCCAGTTTCTTACCACATCACTACACTCTGGCTTATCTGGCCACGTCTCAAACCAATGCCTAAGCGTATCGTTATAAGTAATGAAATTAGGCATTTCATCAGTTACCTTAAATACTGGAGAATTAAATCCTGTATACTCTTTCCCCTTATAGGCACGAACAACATCTTTAATTGAGTTCTTCTCAGAAAATGTCCCAAAGGTTCCTACAGAAATTACACGCTCCTTACCATACTTATCGTAAAGAAACTGATCTGTTACATGATCTGTACCTTTCATGAAATCAATATCAATATCTGGCGGACTATCTCTTTCAGGGTTTAGGAAACGCTCAAAATATAAATTAAACCTTATTGGGTCGATCTTGGTGATGTCAAGGCACCATGATAATAAAGAACCTGCAGCAGAACCACGAGCTGGACCAATGTCATAATTCGGAAATTCATCATCACCTTGTTTTCTGTAGAAATTTATAATCTCCCAGTTTACAAGGAAGTAGTCAAGCATCTTCTTTGATTCAATTACACTAAGCTCATAATTAAGTCGATCAACGTACTCTTTCACCTTGTCATCGGTAATCTTTACGATTCCAGTTTGCCTATATTTATTAATTTTCTGCTTTAATTTAGCAAAGGCGAGCTTAACAATTATATCTCTAGTTTTATCGCTCTTGAAATATTTTATGACATCTTCTGTTGGCTCATACTTTGGATACTTCTCTACACCAATCTCAAACTCAAAATTACACTTTTCTCCCACTTTAATAGTGTTGTCAAGACATAGATCAATAAAGCTATCTGGATAATTAAATCCATATTTCTTATTCATATCCCTAAAATCTTCGCTATTAAAGTAAAATAACTCCCTATTTCCCTTAAGACTACACATCTGCATAGGTCTATGCTGCTTAATTGATGTTAAAACATCTTGAAGAACTGAGTCACTTTCTCTCGGATAGTATGTATCGTTTGAAAGTACTGGAATTAACTTATACTTTTTGATCATTTTAATCAAAAAGTTGTTGTACTGCTTTTGAGTTGGGAATTTATTAAATTGAAGCTCTACTATAAGATCATCTCCAAACTGATTCCTGAGCATGTTCAAATAATTCTCAGCCTCCTTATCTTTACCTCTCAAAACTGTGTGGGCAAGTTTGCTATCAAGACCAGATGTAGAAACTATTAATCCCTCCTTATTTTCAAGTAACCACTTAGTTGTTATTCTTGCTGATTTATTGTTATACCCCTCAGAATTAGATAAATATATTAACTTGTTTAGGTTTTTATACCCTACATCATCTTTTACAAGAATCTTCATTTTATAATTATCACCCTCAAGGCTTCGATCTTCAAACTTACCTATATTATCATTAAGCAATATTTCAACTCCAAATATTGGCTTAACACCTTCTGCGGAACATTTCTGAAAAAATTCAAAAGAACCAGATAAAGTAGAATTATCCGTTAAGGCAATAGATGTATGCCCATATGATTTCGCTAACTTTATATACTCATTTATAGACCCAGCCCCTTCAAGTATTGAATGGAAAGAGTGGAGTCCAAGTGGAACAAGTGGCCTAGAATTTTTATCAACTCTAACCTCTTCATCCTTCCTTTCAAAGGAGAGTGGTTCATTTGATTGGACATTAGATTGGTTTTGTGCGAAATCATCAAGAGACTCTGAGCCAACTTCTACATCAGCCTCTTTATAACCAAGAACACCTATTTCCTGCAGTTTGAAAAAGCAATCAGCTAAAGCTGAAACATCGACCATCGCATCGTGAGCATCATCAAATCCTTTTCCAAATAATTTAGTATGAAGTTCTGTAAGTGAGGGAAACTTAAAACCTCCACGCCTTTTGTTAGGAATTGCTACATACTCAGTTGTGAGCTTCATAGTATCAATATGCATAATATCCTGAACGCAGTTATGCATACCCTCTCTAAGATACTCACACCCTACTACATTCTCATCAAAAGGTATGTTGTGAGCAATTAGATACTTACTACCCTTTATTGCCTCAGAGAACTTGTTAAGAGCATCCCTCAAAGGGATTCCCTCTTCTTTTGCTCTTTGTGTAGAAATTCTATGAATTTTAACCACCTCTTCTGGAATAGTATATCCCTGTGGTTTAATTATTAAATTTTGAGCATCAAGTTCAACACCATTATTGTCAAACACCTTCCAAGCAATCTGAACCATTCTTGGCCAATTGTTAAAATCATTTACAGGTGCACTAAAACTTTTTGCCTTACCAGTTGTCTCGGTATCAAATACTATATACATTCTCTCTAGTTAAGTTGTCTCTTTATTTAACGAACTCAACCACAAATATAGCCCAAAAGATTGCTCGATGCAAATATAACATCAATCATCTTCGTAATTACTATCGTAATCTTGCTTAATTAACTGTATTTTTTTCTTGATTCTTTTGATAATAGCTTCCATATTACGACAATGCCTTCTGGCATCAACACCACCTTCTTTGACCTTCTTGGGTCCAAGAAACTTTTTTAACCTTTTATCAAAACCTTCGAGTTCTTCTAACAAAAGAAGAACTTCTGGTTTTAATTCATAGTTATCGTTTTTATTCCAGCCTTCGTAATATCTCTTATCAAGCATTACCTTTATTTCTATTTCTTAGCATTTGCCCAATCTTATCCATCAACTCTTCGCTGTCTTGAGTAACATCTTCAGCATTGCCTATTAAAGGGTTTGTCGAAACCACTTCTTCTTGTATAACTTCTCTACCCATTCCCCTCTTTTTTAGACCATCTTTTATGCTGTCCATAAGTTTTTTAGAGTCTCTGTTCATTGAACTACCTCTCTTAATTAGAGCGTTGCTATCAGCTATATTTTCTTTATTACCACTCTTTTTGTTATCTTCACCAAGGAGGTTTGTCAACATATGATCAACGTACTTATCAGAAAGTGCTTGAGCTTTTCTAAATTTAGACTCGGCTATTGGAGCTTCTGGCTCAGGAGCTGCTTCTCCACCGCCTTCATCACCACCTTCTGGTCCGCCTTCTATTCCTGGGATTTCATCTGCTCCTCCCATATCGAGACCTCCACTTCCAAAGTCAGAGCCTCCGCCACCACCTCCTCCGAGGTCGCCTTCGTCTCCTTCTTCTCCGCCTTGCTGCATCATTTCTTCTGCACCTTCGATCTCAAACTTTTCATCAAGCTCTCTAAATAAACCAATCTTCTTATACATTTCAACTGCAGAATCAATTTCAGCAAATATCTTCTTCTCAACTTTCTTCTGCTTAAGAATAAGTTTGATCTCACTCTTAGAAAATCCAAGAATGTTTTCCATAGCCCAAACATAAGATACTGGAGATGTTGCTTCTGCAGAAAACATTTCCTTAAACACCTCAAGACGAGCCTTCATAGTCTCTAACTTCAATAACTCTTGCTGAGTTGAAGGGTTTGTAAGCGATAGAGTGAAGTTATTTATGTCATCTTCAAATCCATTAAAGTATAAATGTATGTTCGCAACCCTCTTAAGCTCTGCAAGTACTGATTGCTGAATTGTATTAATTGTTCTCGCAAATCTAAGGTCCTGCTGAGAAAGTGTAGAACCTCCTGGAAGTGATTCACCATAGTTAAGGTAATTCTTAGGAACTTGGATTGAGGCAAATAACTTATTTTGTAAATATTCAATATCTTGTATGTCACCAAGGTTTGAAGCTCCTGGGAGTGTTTCGATTTTTGATGATCTATCAGCTCTCATAGGAATGAAGTAATCCTCAGTAACATTCATTGGATTATACTTCATGTTAATATTACCAGTATTCTGATCAACAATAGGCTGCTTCTTAAGTTGCATCTGAAACTGTTGAATAAACTGACCAACATCAGCATGCTCTAGGTTACCTACATCAATATAAAAAACCCTTCTCTCTGGAGCTCTTGTAATACGATATACAAGCATAGAATCCTCCGCAAGCTGAAGCTGCTTCCAAAGCTTTCTTGCTGGGTCAAGCATAGATCGACCATAAGGCAGCTTTCTTGTATCTTCAAGAAGTCTAAAGTGAGCAACTTGCCAATCTTCAAAGTAATCACCAGTTGTTTCCCATCTAAATCTTACATTATCAGTCCTTCCCTCATAACCCTCTTCTCTATGAATTTCTTCCGAAGAAAGTGTCATTACATCATATATTCCCTCATCCTTATCAATATGAAGGTGAAGGAAAAAGTCTCCATACTTAAGTAAATCTCTAATCCATAACTTAAGTGCAAATTCTATATCAAGCCTATTATAGAAAAGGTCCTCAAGAACAGTCTTAACTCTTGCATTTTCTGAAAATATATCAAGTATCTTACCGTTTTCACCCCTGGTAATACACTCATCTCTCATTATATTAAGTGCAGCAGCAATCTCTGGAGACATATCCATGGCTCTGAAATCCTGGTAGGAATTAATCCTATCTGTATCATAATAGATTGTTCTTGTATAAAGATCGTGAGCAATCTTATTAACCTGCCAGTCAAGGAATTGCTGCTGAATATTCTCTATACTATTAGAAGTACGTATTAAACCGTTATTAGGTTGTGTTATCCCTGGGTTTTCAACTTTTGGGGTCCTCCTTCTATTTTTGTTAATGGCATCGTTAACACCACTAAATATACTTAAGTCATTTTTTTTATCGTCAGCCATCTATGCGTATTTTAATAAATATATGTATTGGAATCTATAAATTAAATAGTTATCCCATTAGCCACGTCAAGTCATCATCTGGACCTCCATTTTCTCCAGTAGTTGGATTCCCATTTCCATCAAACAAATAGATGCTACTACCTCCTTTTGGAGCTTCTTTTTTATCACCGCTGACAATTGGCCTACCTTTAGAAGAGTTTGAATTCAGCATCATAGCATTAAGCATGCTCTTTGTCATTTCCGTACTTGAGGTAACATTTTCAAATTCTGTATCACGTATATAAAGAGCAAGTCCAAGTCCAAAAATAAGGTCATCATTAAATCCAGGCTCGTGCTCTGGCTTGTCTCCATTCATGATAAATGTTTCAAATTCTGACATCAATCTTTGAGAATGCAGAGTTAATGAGTTTTCTCTCATATGCTCAATAATAGCTTTAACAAGCAAAACTCTATTCTTTCTTGTAGTTTGAAATCCTGGGATTTCAGTACCTTCATTTACTTTGTAATCATAATGCCTTACGTGAATATCTTTAACATTTTTAGAAAAATACAATCTGTTTCTTGGGTAGTCGAATTTATCTCTTATATCAAAACAAACACCAAGACCAAATGAGTTGGCCTCGATTACTATATATGCCATATTATACATCTTAGCTACGTAGTTTATCACAAAAGGAAATAAATCGGGAGATACCTTTTCTCTAAACTCAGCTACTTGCTCAAGCGTGTCTACATTGAGAACTTGAATCGTGGAGAAATCCTTTCCATCACCCCTGGCGACATCGGCCCCTATTATATATTGCTCACCTTCTTCTGGCGTTTTAAATATCCTGAGGTTTGACTCGTTATCTGTGATCTCTCCAAATTTTTCAAAATCCCCCTTCTCAAGATAATTAAACTTTATATAATTAACTGGGTCACAATCTGCATCTACCTTTTTCTTATATGCTGAAACAAGCTGTGAATCAATAGCAAGTCTCTTCGAACCTTCGAACGAAAGATCAAGCTCCTGAGCAATCTTAACACTATCCCAGTGAAGCCTCTTACACTGAGCTTCATACCAAGGACTCCATGGATACTCATTACCCGTTGAGTCCATCCTATATTCAAGACCAACAATACTATGTGGATTTTCCGTCCAGTGAACGGTTGTGCCAACAAAGTCCTCTGGATTATCATGATTACTATTAATTGAAGCTTTCCAGGTTTTATAATATAAATTACCAGTACCATTTGGAGTGGAGATCATAATACACTTACCTCCAGTTTGTGACAGAGCCATACCAGCACCCATCCAAATATCTTCATCATCCTTAATAAAGGCTGTCTCATCAAGAATAAGCATTGTAAGTGATTCACCACGACCTGCATCTGGGCTACTCGCCTTAGCCTCTGCCCATGAACCGTTTGAAAACTCTATCTTCTTAGTATTGTTTGTACCAATAGAGTCTGGTTTCATATAAGATGGAGTCTTTTCAATAAATTGCTTAACAGTCTTAAGGAATCTCATAGCCCCAGCACCATCATTGGCAATTATTAAAATTTTCTCATCATATCTAAACAACAACCTCCAAGCAACATAACCAGCTGTAACAACTGACAAACCAGTTTGCCTTGATTTAAGAATTATATTATTTTGATGTTTGTGAAATTTTGTGATACAATCTTCTTGGTATTCAAAACACTTCATAGGAAGTACAGCCTTCTTTCTTGCGTTGAACACATAACCATAGTGATTCAAATAATAAAGAGGGTCTGAAGCGCATTTAGCAAATTCAACCATTTTCTTGTCTATCATACCTGTATTTTTTAATAAATAGGGGTAAAAAATGAATTCTCACTTTTACAATCCAACATACACGGTAGCGCTACCAGGTTCTATGTTTCTTACATCAACGGTATCTGATACGAAAATTACATTTGTAGAATTGTTCTTTGCATACAATTGATAATCGCCAGAAGTTGATGCCGACCACTCAGCTGTAAAAACTCCTCTTGAGAAATCTGTAAGACCTATACTCACTGTAATACCAGTATCTATAATGCCGTCTTTGTATATGGCAGTATCAAACGTGGCACCAATAACTGGGTTATTATCTGGGTTTAAAGATAATATTTGTTCATATACAGTTTCGCCAGTGATGATTGTCATAACAGAATTTTTATATAAATAGCTTCAAAAGATTATTATTCTATCTCTTTGAATACATTAGACCTGGTGATTCTGTACTTTTTTACATTGCCCGACTTTGCATTAATATAACCTTCATCCCACCATTGCATCATCTGCTCTTTTTCGAATACAAGAGAATTATCAGTAAGCATATATGGTGTGTAGTATATATTTACAGAAACCTCACGACCATATGAATTTAATTTACTTAGATCAATGTTGTCTTTTGCAATTTTTCTTTGCATAATATCCATAAGTCTAAAGAAATATTGAAGGAGGTTATTTATTCTACTTCTTTTTACAGCACCAAAGCCTTCTGGCGCAAGAACAATTACATCAACCTCTGTGGCTCCATTTTCTATTGCTACCTGAATTGGTATATGCTGATAGATCGCTCCATCTGCATATTGACACTCATATTTCTCAACTATGCTAGTAAATATAGGAGCATTGGAAGATGCCCATAACCAATCTACAAAGTCTTCATATGTATTATCATTTGATGATTTAAACTCTGGTCTTTTATCTGTTAAGTTAGATACAACTGCGATTACTTCTTTATCTGATTTATAGAGCCTATCAAAATGCTTTTCCTTAAAGTGCTTCTTGATCAGGTTTCTTAAGTTATGGGTTTCTCCTAGTGTTTTTTTAAAAGAAACAAACCGCTTTACAGCATTCATTACTTTGACGTTACCATTTTTATCAAAAGGGTTTTTAGAAAATATATCATCAGATGTTATACTGGTATACCCCTCCTTTAAAATGCTTAACTCTCTTATTGAAGTGAGGGGGGCGAGTAAACTACCAGTTGATGTTCCTACGAATAGATCATAGTCCTTTTCCTGATCTTCTATTAAATGTTGAATCACGCCACCAGCCCATG